TGAAAGAAGTTTATCAAAGAGTTGAAGTTCTATGAAGATAATGATGAATGTCCTACTTGTAAACAAGATATAGAATCAGATCATAAAGAACATATATGCACAGATACTACAGAAAGTTTAAAAGAAATTGACAAGAAGCTTGACGAAAGGAGTAAGACAGTTGAAGAAATTAATGAGAGACTTACAGAAATCTCTAAGGTCCAAGCCGAAATATTTGCTACACAAAGTGCTATTCAGAAAGAACAAAATCTTATCGATTCTAATGAAAAGTATATTGACAAAGTAGAAGGTCAGATTATAGAACTCAAAAAACAAGAACATACAGAAGATGATAAAGACAAGTTAGAGAAGTATCGGAAAGCATTAGAAGTATTACAAGGTATGGATGCTGGTATATCTGATAAAAAACATTATCATGATTTAGCAGAATTATTATTGAGAGATAGTGGTATCAAGACAAAGATTATAAGACAGTATCTACCAATAATGAATAAGTTGATTAATAAATATTTAGCAAGTATGGAATTCTTTGTTCAGTTTGAACTTGATGAAGAATTCAATGAAGAAATTAAATCTAGATATAGAGACAACTTTTCTTATTCGTCATTTAGTGAAGGTGAGAAAATGAGAATTGATTTATCACTTCTATTCACTTGGAGAGCTGTGGCTAAGTTAAAGAATTCAGTAAATACAAATTTATTGATTCTTGATGAAGTGTTTGATAGTTCACTTGATGAAGGTGGCACAGATGAATTTTTAAAGATTTTACAGACTTTAGATGATAACACGAATACATTTATTATTTCACATAAAGGTGAATCAATGAATGAGAAATTTAACAATATAATTGAGTTTGAAAAAACCAATAACTTTAGTAAGATAAAATGACCATAGAACAGATATTAGTATTAACTGTAATATTAGTTACTGTATGGGCATTATGGTAGGAGTATAAAATGAATGAGTGTCCCGAAGATTTAATATGTTTCACTAATGATGAGTGGGCGGATTTTTTAATTGAATATGAAATAGATATCATAGACGAAGTTGGTGGTTTACCTACTCAAAGTGTAGGCGATGCTGAATCAATAGCTAATTTTACATGGGAGTTATTATTCTTATCACCTTGGGAGTTAGCTTATATAGCATTACCAATGGGTGTATTAGCATTCTATGGTTTAACTATATACGCCTTGTTTAAGAAAATACAAAAGAGATACCAATGATAATAAAAAATGAAAAAGAATTAAGGGAGAAGTGTCCAAAGTTTGATTTTGATAATCCTACAGTTGATCCCATTGAATTGAAGAAACAACTTATAGATGCAATGTTTGATCATGGTGGGTTGGGTGTATCGGCAAATCAACTAGGACATAAGACTAGAGTGTTTGCCATGAGAGGAGCAACTAAAAAAGAATCTGTAGTGTGTTTTAATCCTGAAATCGTAGACTTTTCACCTGAAATGAATACAATGGAAGAAGGTTGTTTATCATTACCTGATGTCTATGTAAGAGTTGTAAGGCCTTCTCATGTAGCCATTAAGTATCTAGATGAATTTCAAAAAGAAGATGGACAATTAGCAGACGGATTAACCGCAAGAGTTTTTCAACATGAATTAGATCATTTAGATGGTATGTTAATGATAGATCGCGTTGGAGAACTTTCAAGAATGAGAGGGTTCGATAAAGCTAGAAAGATTCAGAAAATGAGAAGACGAGGTAAAGTAAAGTATAAAGAGAGGTTTACTTTATAGAAATGGACCTACATTACGAATTGTTTAGAACAAACAATACAAGTTTATCTGATTGCATTTATACTAAAAAAGTCTTTGCTAGTGATTGGTGTGAAGATTTAATATCATATTTCGAAAATAGTTTACACTACAGAACAGACGATCATAGAAAACAAGCAGATCAAATGCAATTGATAGGTGATCCAAGACCCGATGCTGTAGACTATAAAAATCACTTATTTGAAAGATTATATCCATTAGGTGTTGAATTCGAAGAACATCTACATTCTTTATGTCATGATGATTATAAACCATATGATAGACCTTTAACAGAAATTCATAAAACAGGATTTCGCTCTTTACAAATACAGAAATATTCACCAGACGATAAAGGATATCCCGCAGTTCATGTTGAATCTGGTAAAGAACATCATCAAAAATATTTAGCAGTTATTGTTTATTTAAATGATGTAGAGGAGGGACAAACTGTTTTTCCCATGTGCGGGACAGCATTAACACCCACAACAGGTTATGTCGCCATTTGGCCATCAGGCCTTCCCTTTTATCATTGTGGTCTCCCAGCAAAAACAACTAAATATATTTTAACCACTTGGTTTGAATTTCTCTAAAATCTCCGGTCACAGTATACACAAATAGTTCCGCCGAATACAAGAACTTGAAACCGCGGGAACACTTTTGATATAATAGTATTAGAAAATGAAAAATAGAGGTAATAATTATGTCAAAAAACTCAATATCAGGTAGATTTGTAGTCGCACCAGATGCTGGAGTTATTACAATTCCATTAACAGATACACAAGCTAGATTAGCTACTGATAAAAACCCAGTTACTATGAATGATTCATGGGATAAAATGTGTGTTTTACTAATGATTGATGGTTTTATGGATATTCGTGGGTCACTTCATATTGATACTATTGTAATTGATGGTGTATCAGGAAGTTTCCATTAATAGTTGAAACCGCAGGTACACTTTTGTTATACTATATACATAATGAAAAAAGAGGTAAATTTAATCAACAATTCAAATAAAGATGTTCTAGCCAAACTTATGGCTACTGAAAATATTACAGTTATTCATAAAAAAGTTCCAACAGCATATTTTGATGTTAAGTCTAGAACTCTATGTTGCCCAATTCTTAAAGAGGAAATGAGTTCTCAACTACTTGATCTTTTTATGGGTCATGAAGTAAGCCATGCCTTGAATACTCCTTTAGAGGGTTGGCATAGTGCAGTATCTGAAAAAGGTATGATGTTCAAAGGATACTTAAATGTTGTAGAAGATGTTAGAATTGAGAAAATGATCAAATCAAAATATCCTGGTCTTAGAAAATCATTCTATGCAGGATATAAAGAATTAGCTAATAACGATTTCTTTGGAATCAGAGGTAAAGATATTCATTCAATGAATTTAATTGATAGAATAAATCTTTATTTCAAAATCGGTTCAATTACACAAATTACTTTCAATGATGAAGAACAAGTTTATATTGATAGATGTAATAAACTAGAAACTTTTGAACAAGTTATGGAGTTAGCGACTGAATTATTTGAAAGACAAAAAGAAATTACAGAAGATGAATTAGAATCTATGACTGATCAACAAGTCTTAGATATGATGGAAGATTTAGGAATTGATGATGGTGAAGGTGAATCAATGACTGTAGAAGTTGAAAGCTCAGAAGATGGAGAAGATGATGAAACTGGAGAAGGAGCTGATGCGAAAGCTGAAATTTCAGAAGATTTAGAAGATTCAGATCAAGATTCAAATTCTACTGATGGTTCAGGTGAAGAAGAAGAAAAAGATGATAAAGGTAAAAAAGGAGCGTCTAAATCTCCAAAAGAAAAATTAGAAGATGAATTAAATAAATCTGAAACTGATGAATCATTCAGAGAAAAAGAATCAGAATTATATGACGATAATGAATTCAGTGCTGAACCAGTTTATTATGAAATTCCAAGTAAAATGAAATACAAAAATTTCATTGTAGATTATAAAGAAATTAATACACATTTTGATGAAGGTTTTAATCGTGAAAAAGTTAGACCTTCTGTAAAAGAATTTCAAGATTCAAATAAAAAGATCATTAATTACATGGTCAAAGAATTCGAAATGAAAAAAGCCGCGGCCGATTACAAAAGAAGTTGGTCAGCTAAATCAGGTGAACTGAATATGGATAAACTTCATTTCTATCAATTAAAAGATGATATCTTTAACAGAGTTCAAATAACTCCAGAAGGTAAAAATCATGGTGTTGTTATGTTACTTGATTGGTCAGGTTCAATGAGTGGTTCAGTCAAAGCGACAGTAGAACAAGCTACTTTACTTTCAATGTTTTGTAGGAGACTTTCAATACCATTTAGTTTATATGCTTTCTCAGATACTTATGGAAAATATAGTGATGAACTTTCAAAAGAATTGATGGAAAAATGGAACAGTGCAGAGTATAACTCAGACGAATACAATGAAATTCAAAAAGAAATTCAAAAAATAAAAGCAACTAAGTTGTTTGGTAAAGAAACAGATTCATTATTGAATGTAGGAAGTCTTAAACTATTAGAAGTTTATAACGAAAAAATGAATAATACTGAATTTAATACAGCGATGGAAAATTGGTTCCAGTTGGCTGAGTCGATTGAAAATTATTATAGTTATTATGACGAAGATGTAAATTTTGATGTTAACTTCCATACTCCAACAAGATTACATTTAGGTGGAACTCCACTTGATCATTCTTTAGTTGTTATGAGAGATTACTTAGAAGATTTCAAACTTAATCACAATATAGATATTTTAAGTCTAATTACATTGACTGATGGTTCCTCACATGGTTGCATGTCAGGAAACGCTCATATTGTTGATAGACAAATTAATAGGGTTTTCAATATGAAGGGTAGTAGAAGAGCTACTCACAGACTTCTAGAGTGGATTCAAGAAACAGTTGGTGTTAGAACTATTGGATTTTATATAACTAACTGTAAAGGCACTAATGTTACTTATGAAGGTTCTAACTTCTGTGGAACTGATTATGACTATTTCGGTGATGAATACGAAAAACATAAAAAAGATTTTAATAATCTTTCAACATCATTTACAGATGGTTGTTATGATTTAGCCATTCTAATTAATCAAAAGAAATTAAAGTTGAATTACAATGAAGATGAACTCAATGTAAAATCAATAGAAGAAGGTGCTAACAAAGGGACTCTAAAAAGAGCTCTTGTAAAAGCAGGTAATAGTAAAATGAAACAAAGAGTGATCTTGAATCAGTTCGTAGGACAAATGGCAGTATGATAAAAAACTTGAAACCGCAGGAACACTTTTGTTATACTATATACATAATGAAAAATAATCAGTTAAATAGTGAGGTAAATATATAATGATTAAATTAACAGCTCAACATGAGAAATTTATAGACGCAGCGGCCGGACTTTATCCGGGACAAGCTGAGTTTTCACTTTCACAAATTAAAAAAATCGTGAAAGAAACAGGATGTCCAAATCCTTCTTGGTTAAAAAAACCAAATTACAGAGTAGGTCATGGGACTTATTCATTAGAACTAGCGGGAGTCGCAGTTCAAAACAATGTAGTTGATCTTCCAGTAAGTCCTACATCAACAGGAGCAGTCAATGTTCTGATGAATGATATATCAGTTATTCCAGAAACTGTTAAAGAATATGTTCCATTCGGACATTTTACAGATTTAAAATCAATCGTTAGCTCTGGATTATTCTTTCCAGTCTTTATAACAGGTTTATCAGGAAATGGTAAAACTATGATGGTTGAACAAATATGTGCCAAACTCAAAAGAGAATGTTACAGAGTTAATGTTACAGTTGAGACTGATGAAGATGATTTAATCGGTTCAAATACTTTGGTCGATGGAAACATTGTTTTCAGAGAAGGTCCAGTTCTTAAAGCCATGAGAAAAGGAGCAGTTCTTTTAATTGACGAAATAGATTTAGCGTCAAACAAAATTATGTGTCTTCAATCAATTCTTGAAGGTAAAGGATACTTAAACAAAAAAACAGGAGAATATGTTTCTCCAGAAAAAGGATTTACAGTAATCGCCACAGCGAATACTAAAGGTAAAGGTTCAGATGATGGAAGATTCATCGGAACTAATGTTTTAAACGAAGCTTTCTTAGAAAGATTCTCAATCACAATGGAACAAGAATATCCATCAAACGCTATTGAGAAAAAAATTCTTGTTAAAGAATTTGAAAAACTTGAAGTTATAGATTCTGGAGACTTTGTTAATAACTTAGTCACTTGGGCTGATGTTATTAGAAAAAGTTTTTACGAAGGAGCGATTGATGAATTAATTTCAACAAGAAGATTAGTTCACATAGCCCAAGCTTTCAAAATGTTTGATAACAAAATGAAAGCGATTGAAATGTGTGTCGCGAGATTCGATTCTGAAACTAAAGCGACTTTCCTAGACCTCTACACTAAAGTAGATGCCGAGGCAGTCGAAGTTACAGAAGATGATGAAGACCCATCAATTGCTGATTATGTAGAATCAAAGGATTATGAAGATCCAAATAATGAAGAAGATTTATTTTAATGATTACCTCGGTCTCTCTCCTAGAGTTTGTTCTGAACAAAGGGAGAGGGATTTTTTCCGAGATAAATACTATAAGAGGTATGACAAAGTATGACACAATTTGATGATAGGGTAGAACACCAAAGACTAAAATTAGAAGCAGAACAATGGGCCAATGGTATAAAATCTATACATGCACATCAAATAAAATCTATGTGGTATGACGATAGACCTCAAGATACAGATGAAAGTCCTGTAATGGATATTCAATATAACGATGGTAGAATTGAAAGAAAAATTCAAGCAACGGGTAAAGTTGTTTGGTTCGGTGAACAAGTAAAAGGTGAAGAATTAATTCATGCTTATACAAGAGGTGGTATCTAATGCAACAGATGGATTTGTTTGAAAATACTGTGACCGGAAAAGTCACTGGAAAAATATCTCAAATGGAATTTGGTGTTCTTAAAGACAAGTGCAGCAAACCAGTAAGATATGTTTATGGGACATACGAAGAAGTAGAAGCGTATGCAGAGAAAGAGGAGTTGTGGGTTGATCGATATTTAGATCATGTTAATCCATCAACTGTTCAAAAGAATTTTTTATATGTGGGTCAAGGGAATGACCCATATGAATTACAAATAGGATTCAACTATGAGACACATAAGAAAATAGTTGATGATTCATTTTAGGAGAAACAATGGAATTTTTAACAAACTTATTTTGGTTGCCAATAAACTCACTTGAATTAATATTCAATTTAGGATTATGGGCTTTAGTAGGTTATATAATTTACGAAGGTGTTCGTAAATACAGAGAACAATAATAGGGGCTTCGGCTCGGGCAGGGACAGGAAATCGACCTTATACAAAGAGGACAATTTATTCTAGCTCTTGTAGTATAGACAGCGTTTCCATCCCGCCAGATTTTGAATTATGATTTTATATTTAGAAAAACAATTAGATGAAGCATATGATGTTTATAGAAAGAATCAAATTAAACATGATGCTGCTTTCATATCTAAAGAAAACTTTAGGACAATGTTTGAAGAACTAATGGATGTAGTTTACGCAGATGTCTCCGATTGAGTTTAAAAGTAAATTTGGACCAGGTAAATGTTCCAAATGTGGTGTATACATTGAAGAAGATGTTGAACTATATGTTGCAACTAATCTTTCAGGTAGACCAAGTTTAGTTAAAGATCAATTAGTATTAATTGATCCAGAGTTTTGTGAGAAATGTTATGAAAAAGTTTCGGGGCGGTAGCTCAGTAGGGAGAGCGTCTGGTTTGCATCCAGAAGGTCGTGGGTTCGATTCCCTCTCGCTCCACCAGATTCGCTATCGTAGCTCAGTTGGTAGAGCAGCTGATTTGTAATCAGCAGGCCGTCAGTTCAAATCTGACCGATAGCTCCAGTTTATATTATGAATAAAAGACAAAAGAAAGCGTTAAAAGAATCAGTAGTTACGGTGTTCACCGGCATGTTGATTAATTGGCCTGTATCTATTGTCTTTTTATATTTGTTTATAGATATAATGAAGTTGGGTATATTAGAAGCATCGGTATACATGACAATGGGATTTACTATTGTCGCACTTGTTAGAGTGTATATAATCCGAATGATATTTGAAAAAGATAATGAAAAGAGTGAGAAAAAATTATGATACAAGAATACAATTACAAAAGACCACTTAAAGAATATTGTTATGAAGAAGGCGATTTCTTTGGTGGCGTTCAAAAACTTTATCAGTTCGATAACAAAAAAGGAGCTAGTGTTATTCGACACGAAGGCTCTTACGGTTACGATAGTGGTAAATGGGAATTAGCTGTTTTAAATGAAACTGGAGAGATAGATTATTCTACAGAAATAACAAATGATGTTATTGGACATTTAGAATGGAAACAAGTATCTAAAATTCTGAGGGAAATACAAGCACTATGAAATTTGGACCAGAACATTACAGACCTCTTATCGAGGAGTTGACAATAAAAGAATCAGGAATAAATGGTTTGGGATTACACGCAACAGAAGATTTAAAGGCTGGTGTTTTTCTTGGAGTAACTCATGTATGGGAAACAAAAAGGTGGGATTGGATAAGAACGCCTCTTGGCGGATTTATAAATCATTCAGATAATCCTAATTGTTTTATTAATATGAACATACATTATCATGATGGCCAACAAAGAGAATTATATACAACTAAACCAATTAAAGCGGGTGAGGAATTAACAGTATTCTATACAGTAGGATATGATGATATTGTAGAAGTATGAGTAAGGGAAGTAGAAGAAGACCAGAGAAAGACGGACAATACCAAGATCAATGGGAGAAAATCTTTGGCAAGAAAAAACCAGAAGTTAAAGAACACAAAAAGACACCCAAACATGCTGTGACTAAAGTTCATAGAGACAAAACAAAATATAATAGAAAGACGCTTACAAGACCAGAAAATGTTTATCAACCATTTAATGGTGGTAAAGGTGGATAGGGGCTTGACACTACAGCGTTTTGTAGTATAATAGATACATGAGTTTGAAAAATATAGATTATAAATTTAGTGAAGGAGAACTAGTAAAGGAGTTGGGTCAATATATTGATTCAACATATTCTAGAGATAAAGGTTCACATTATAATCAAAATAAATTTCAAGCAACCGAATTTATAATAGATGGTGGTCATGGAGAAGGATTCTGTATAGGAAACATTCTCAAGTATGCTCAACGCTATGGTAAAAAAGAAGGCTATAATCGTAAAGACTTATTAAAGGTTTTACATTATGGTATAATAGCACTTCATGTGCATGACATTAATAATGGAGAAAGTGATGAAATTAAGTAACAATACACTTAATTTGTTGAATAATTTTTCAACAATAAATTCCGGTATAACAGTTAAGGCCGGTAATCAAATATCAACTGTATCAGCGATGAAAAATATCTTCGCGAAAGCCGTCATAGATGAAACATTCGAACAAGAACATTCAATCTATGACTTATCAGAATATCTCGGAGCAGTATCATTGTTTGATACACCAGACTTCGAGTTCAATGGAGAATCAGTTAATGTAATAGAAGGCGATAATTCTGTTACATATTATTACGCTGACCCTCAAATGGTTATATCACCACAGAAAGATATAACAATGCCTGAACCAGAAATTAGTTTTGATTTAGATGATGAAGTATTAACAAGTTTATTAAAAGCTTCGTCAGTATTATCTTTACCTGATATGGTATTATCTAGTGATGGAACAACAGTTCAATTAACAGTCAAAGACAAGAAGAACGCTACATCTAATGTTTATAGTAGAACGGTTGCTCAAGGTAATGGTTCAACTTTTGAAATGTTTTTGAGAATGGAAAACATTAAAGTTTTGAGTGGTAATTATACAGTCTTTGTATCATCAAAAGGAATAGCTCACTTTACTAATAGAGACATTGCAGTTGAATACTTCATAGCTCTAGAACCCGATTCAAATTATAATGAAGGGTAGTAATGAAAGAAGATTTCCTTTGGGTTGAAAAATACAGACCTAGGAATATTTCAGATTGTATTCTTCCAACAGAAACAAAAAAGATATTTCAAGATTTTGTAGATAATAAAGAAATTCCAAATCTGTTATTGTGTGGAACAGCTGGTGTTGGTAAAACAACTGTAGCGAAAGCACTATGTAATGAATTGGATGCAGACTTTGTAATGATCAATGGTTCAGAAGAAAGAAACATTGATACTCTAAGAGTCAAAATTAAACAGTTTGCATCAACAGTTTCACTAGGTGGTGGTCCAAAGATTGTAATATTAGATGAAGCCGATTATCTAAATCCTCAATCTACTCAACCAGCACTTAGAGGTTTTATAGAAGAATTTTCAAAGAATTGTAGATTCATCTTTACTTGTAATTATAAAAACAGAATCATTTCTCCATTACATTCAAGATGTAGTGTTGTTGATTTTACTATTGAATCAAGTCAGAAACCACAAATAGCTAATGGAATTTTTCAAAGAATATTAGATATTCTTAAAGGAGAGAACATAGATTATAATGAACAGGTTGTTGTTCAATTAATTCAAAAGTTCTTTCCAGACTTTAGACGAGTTCTAAACGAATTACAGAAGTATTCAGCTTCTGGAAAAATTGATAGTGGAGTTCTAGCTAACTTAGATGATGAATCATTAAGTGAAGTTTTAGGATTTATCAGAGACAAAGAATTCTCAAAAATGAGAAAATGGGTAGCGCTAAATATACATAATGATCCACAAGCGATCTATAGAAAAATATATGATGCGTTGTTTCTTAGAATGGAAAATAATAGTATACCTCAAGCAATTATTATCTTGAGTGATTATACATACAAGTCAGCATTTGTAGCTGATCAGGAAGTTAACATGGTAGCATGTATGACTGAATTGATGATGGAGTGTAAATTAAATTGAAGTATCAAGTAATAAAAACATACGGGAATGAGACAGGTCATTCATGTGCATTTAGACAATGGAGAGCAGACTCTCATTGTAATCTAATTCATGGTTATGCTTTAGGATTTGAAATAACATTCGAAGCAGATAAGTTAGACGATAGAAATTGGGTAATTGATTTCGGAGACTTAGGTGTTTTGAAAAAAATGTTAAAAGAAATGTTTGATCATACAACTGTAATAGCAGCTGATGATCCAATGTTAGATCACTTTATAACTTTGAAAACTCTTAATCTAATTGATTTAAGATTAATGGATAATGTAGGGTGTGAAGCGTTCGCTAAGTATGTATATAAATTTTGTGAGAGAGAACTAGCTGACGATAGAGTTAAAATAAAATCCGTTCGTGTATTCGAACATGGAGCAAACAGTGCTGTATTCGGAAATTTTTAAAAGTATTCAAGGTGAAGGACACTATACAGGTGTTCCAACAACTTGGTTGAGATTCTTTGGTTGTAATCTTGAATGTCAAGGTTTTGGCCAAGATGATCCAACTGATCCTTCAACATATAAACTTCCTTATTTAGAACATGATTTAATTGATGTTAAGACTGTTGAAGATTTACCTGTATGGAAGTATGGGTGTGATTCATCTTATTCTTGGAGTAAGAAATATGCTAAACTTCAAAAGAAAGAAACAGAAAAGGAAGTCGCGAAGAAATTATTTGATCAAATGTATGATCAAAATACTCATATAGCTTTTACAGGTGGTGAACCTTTGATGAAAGCGGCACAAAAGAAAACTATAAAGATTTTAACAGAAATGGAAGGACTTTGTATTGAAACATTTGGTAAAAGATTTAAATACATTACTTGGGAAACAAATGGAACTAGACCTCTAGAGCCATCATTACAAAACTATTTAATGCAATTTAAAGATCAAGTAGAATATTTCTTTTCAGTTAGTCCGAAGATGTTTAATACAAGTGGTGAGAAAGACGCAGTGTGTCCAGATATAGTAAAAGAATATTATGATTTATCAGATGGTGTTGGACAATTAAAATTTGTATGTAATGGAAGTGATGCATCTTGGGACGAAATAGAAAACGCAATAGCTACATTCAGACATTCTGGAGTTATGTATCCAATTTGGATTATGCCTGTTGGAGCTACAGAAGAATCACAAGATGAATTGGCTAAAGAAATAACAATACAAACAATGGAACGAGGATATAATGTAGCCGCTAGAGTTCATTGTTATATCTTTGGTAATCAAATAGGAACATGAAGATAGATAGAGATAAATTTTTACCAAAAGGTGATGAAAAACTTTTTAAGAAAGAAGAATGGATATCATCTGACCAAATGGATTGTGAGAATAAAGTTTTAAATCTCCCACTATTACATGACGCGTTTGATAGAGTAACAATACAACATCAACCTATACAACATACAGTATTCTTATCTTTATGCACAGCCACTAGACCATATTACCATAGTAAGAAGTGGGAGAAATATATTTATCATTTTAAAAATAAAGTTGATATGATTGTTGTATCTAATGGTGGGTTTATACCAGAATCTTTTTGGGAGAGTTGGCCGTTTTTAAATTATGAAGCTGGTCCACATGAAGATGATATCTTATATAAGAAAGTAATGTATAAAAGAATGCATAAATTCTTTAAAACAAACGCATATAAGTATGTCATAGCCAATTTTAATCCACGACAGCGGAACTATGAACCTGCAGAACAGTCATTAAGAGAGCTAAAGGAAGAAGGTTACATTCAAGATTATGTTTTAACACCAAGTTCAGAGTTATATAAAAAGGCTCAACAAGATGGATTTAGAGGTCCGAATGGTGCTGGAGATATGTTTCCAGATTTACATAAATTTATTTTGAATGATATTATAAATGAAGTAGAACGATTTGGATATGATAAATCCAAATTACCAAAAACAATATTTGACTTATGAAAATAGAAACAAAAAATATAGATGAAAATGTATTAGTGGTTTTATCTGGTGGATTAGATTCATCAGTTACTACAATGATGTGCGTTAATCAATACGGAAACGATAGAGTTCACGCTATCACTTTTGATTATAATCAGAAACAGAAATTAGAAATTGAGAAAGCAAAAGAACTAACAAGCGAGTTGGGTATTAAACATACAATTCTTGATTTAACAGTATTAGGAGAGATAGCAGCACCTATGTCGGCTAATATATCAGGAACAGATGTTAACATGCCAAACATTAAAGAAGTGTTGGGAGATCCACAACCTGTAACTTATGTTCCATTTAGAAATATGATTTTACTATCCTTGGCCTTATCACACGCAGAGGTTCATGATTGTAAAAAGATTTATACAGGATTACAGGTTCATGACGAATATGGTTATTGGGATACAACTCAAAAATTTGTAGATTCAATGAATGCCGTTGCTAGTCAGAATAGACAAAAGAATATAGAGATAGTTGCTCCTTTTAGTAAAATGTCAAAGGCGGAAGAAATAGAAGTGGCCATAGAGTTAGGACAATTCGATTTACTTAAACATACATTAACTTGTTATGATCCTATTGGAGTATTGTCATGTGGTGAGTGTCCGTCATGTGCAGAAAGAATAATGAATTTTATGAAAGTAGGTCGTAAAGACCCTATTCCATACGATAAAGAAATAGATTGGAGATTATAATGTGTGCAATATTTGGTAGTAAAGATAAAGACAAGTTTTTAGAACTTGCAGAACTTAATCAATATAGAGGAAGCTTTGCTCATTCGACAACTGTATTTCAGACGGGTAAGTTTCAACATTATCATGACGCTGAAAAGGTTATTCATATAACAACTAATACAGGTGAAGGTGAGTTTAAAGATTCAATAACAATGGCAGAAGATGAATACAAAACAACATATTATCTTGGTCATGTTCAAGCGCCAACGACAGATAGTATAGAAACACACCCGTCAAAAATTGATGGCGATTTACTATGGCACAACGGAATTATAAAAGATTATCAAGTTCAAGAATGGAAAGAAGAACTTGGTAATGTAGATTGGGATACTGAATTACTACATAGACATTTAGTTCTAGGTGGTAAGTTAGATAATGTTGACGGCACATTTAGTTGTGCTAGATACTCAAAGGATAATTTGTATCTATTTAGAAATGAAATTAGTCCTTTGTTTTATGATGATGATATGAATATATCGTCAACTAAATTTAATGATTCATTAGAAACAGAAGCAGGTGTTATGTATCTAATGGATTTAGTGAAAAATAATCTTGAACCAATGTCTAGGTTTGAGACTAAAGAAAACCCATATTACTTTGGGTAATTATATTATGGAGAAATTATGAAGACAGATAGAAAATTGGGATTAAAAGTTGCAGAACATTTAGTCCAAAATGGTGTAGAGACACCAATTACAGAAACCGCGTTAACAGACGAGGAGAAGATAGAACTAATCAGAGACAACATGGAAATTGTTGTTGATGTTTTAGGTTTAGATAGAGAAGATGATTCAATATCAGGAACTGCAGATAGAGTTGCTAAAATGTATGTTTCTGAATTGTGTTCAGGATTATCATATACTAACTTTCCAAAAGTATCAGTATTTGAAAACAAAATGGGATATGATCAAATGATTATACAAAAAGATATTACATTTCATTCATTATGTGAACATCACTTAGTCAATTTTAATGGTATGGCTCAAGTAGCATATATTCCTAATGGTCATGTAATAGGGTTATCAAAATTAAATAGAATTGTAAACTTCTTTGCAAGAAGACCACAAGTTCAAGAAAGAATGACAGAACAAATTTATCATGCATTAGAATATATTTTAGGGACTGATAATATTGCTGTTCTTGTTCAAGGAGAACATCTTTGTGTAAAGTCTAGAGGGATTGGAGATCAAGCTTCTGGTATGACTACATCTAAGTTGGGTGGATACTTTTTTCACAAACATTCTGTAAGATCAGAATTTATGAGTTTGGCAACATCATGAAGTTTGAGTATGTAGTATCCGGGTTAACTATGGGGATTGATGATCTCTATTATAACGCCGAGACAGCCAAACCATATATTCATAGAATGAATGAAAAGATTATTAGTATGGATACAAAATATGATAATCAGAATATGTCAATCTTGTTTAATGCTCATACAGAAAAAAGACATGGTATTACAATGAATGATACCATGAAACATAGTTGGAATAGAATATTTGCTGATTCAGGTGGATTACAATTAGCCAGAACTCCAAAAGGAATCACACCAGAAGTAAAAGATAAAGTTTATGAACATCAATCTAAGTATTGTGATGTCGCCATGATTTTTGATCTATTACCTGTTGAATATGATTTAACACTAACAGGTGGTAATTCTATGAAAACTTCTTCTGTTGGTAGAAGATTTAATCGAAGTGATATAGATAGATGTGCGGTAGAAACATCTGATAATGTTAAGAGACAAATTGAAATATTTAAAAAGAATGATTCAGATGCAAAGATCATGTTAATCTCACAAGGTGCTGATGTTGATTCTTGGAGTAGATATATTGAAACAGTTTGTAATGGATTAGATGATGAAGAAATAGAAACAATGTGTTGTGGAGTCGCTCCGGGTTCTCAGGCAATAGGTAATCATTTTGTTCATAGAATGGAAATGATTTATTCAATAAAAGAATATCAAGTTCCAGATTCTTTAAAGAAAAATATTCACTTGTTGGGTGTAGGTAATCCACAGGCGTTGATGCCATTTTTAGTATCACCTGATTACTTTGATTTTGTTGATACTGTGTCGTATGATTCTAGTTCACATGCTTCATCTTGGTTTTTCTCTAGATATAGGGATAAGAATTATATTCAAAGAACAATGGATATACCTATTTCTAGTAAAAGAAGTTTAACTGATATTGTTCAGAATCAATTATTACCTATTATTGAAGATATTATGAACGATCATGAAGAAGCATTCAAAGAATTTGGTATTACAGATCCTATGAGATTAATAAATGATTCAACAAAATGGTCAGTTGATAATAAAGATAAAGAAAGAAAATTTATTAAAGATGGTTGTATGCCGGGATATCATTTATTAGTATGGCATTGGGTTATGAATACTATTCAACATTTTATGGATGAATTAGATAGAAGGATTCAAACACCAACTGATACAAATGGGTTATCTCATATAAAAACTTATGACGAGTTTACGAGATATTGGTTACCAAGACAAAGGGCACCACAGAAAGTTCCAGAGTATTGGCCAACTAGATTAGATGTATGAAACAGATAAAAAACAATAAAGTATATTATAGTTGGAAAGACTACAATAAAGATATGAGAGCTACTGATTGGATAAAGTTTGATCATGTAATAGGAATATATCGTGGAAGTTTATGCATGGCAACACATTTATCAAATGTGAGAGAAGTTCCAATGTCTATTGTAGGATTTCAAACTAGAGACGCAGAAGACAAAAAGCCTTATTGGATACATAATGCAACAGAAACAATGAAGATTGATGAATACGCAGAAGGACAAACATATTTAATCGTAGATGATATTTACGACACAGGATACACAATGAATAAAGTTATAGACTTTGTTAAAAGATCAAGAACTAAACCCTCCCCAATGCCTAGAGTATTTGGGTATTGTTTGTTCGGTAAACAGAACGCAAAAGATATTGTTTACAGTCAATCTCATGATGGCTCCTGGATTGTTTTTCCATGGGAGACATTAAGTGAACCCATTTGATTTTGTAAACTCCATTACATACACCAAAAAAGATATTATGAATGATATCAATGAGAAGGAATATGCACCTTTTCTAGTAAATCGTTCATTGTCATATCACCAAGATACCCTACTTTATGCTAATGAAATGAATCGTAGATTCGATATTTCACATAAGTTACAATATCACTATTTACTAAATAGTATTAGAAAACGAAAAAGGTTTGCCAAATGGAGTAAACCTGAGTTAGCAGACGATTTGAAAATCGTTATGGAATACTATTTAGTATCCCGAGAGAAAGCAGAAGAATATTTAACTATTTTGAGTAAAAGAGATATCGGGATTCTTAAAACAAGAATGAATAAGGGTGGAGTGAAATGAGCTATGACATAGACAATATGTTAGAAATATCATTTAAAGAAAATGATGATTTTCTAAAGATTAGAGAGACATTAACAAGAATTGGTGTCGCATCAAGGAAAGATAAAACATTATATCAATCGTGTCATATTTTACATAAACGAGGAAAATATTACCTTGTTCATTTCAAAGAACTGTTTGCATTAGATGGAAAAGATTCTTCAATAACAGAAAATGATTTAGCAAGAAGAAACGCTATAGCAAGACTGTTAGATGAATGGAATCTGTTAAAGATTGTTCGAAGTGAACAAGCATCAACACCTTTAGCACCAATGAGTCAAATTAAAGTATTACCACATAAAGAGAAAGATGAATGGAAATTGGTGGCTAAGTATAATATCGGAGTAGCCAAATAAATGATCAATGAATTATCTCTCAAAGAAAAAAGAGTTTTATTCGCAAAGTTAGCAGGTATAGCATATCATGATGTTAAAGACGCTAGACGAGAAGCAAAACTACTAGGTTTCACAAAAACAGTATTAATCGATATAGAAGGAGCACAAACTTATGTCTTCACTAGTAAGACTGATTGTGCTATAGCATGTCGTGGAACTGAACCTTCTGAAATGAATGATGTCTATGCAGACTTAGAAATATTCAAAGCAGATTCAGTATCAGGTAATAAAATACACCAAGGATTTAAAGAAGAAGTTGATAAAGTCTATAGTGAAGTTGAAAAACTTCTAGATCGAGTAGCAATCAATAAAGATATATGGGCATGTGGTCATTCACTAGGTGGAGCCATGGCAACTATTCTAGCACAAAGATTAGAATATAAAGATGGTCATGATATCGATACTCTATTCACATATGGATCTCCAAGAGCAGGTGGCCCAAAATTTTCTAGTTGGTGTGATAAACACTTAAATCATCAAAGATTTGTAAACAATAATGATGTAGTTCCTTGTGTTCCTACAGTATTTCGTTGGAGACATAATGGAGAATGTCATTATATTAAATCAACAGGTCAAGTAACAAATTTAGGCCGTTGGTCTTCTGAAAGAATTAGAGATAAGGGTTGGTCATTATTAAAAACTATCTTTAAAGGGAGATTAGATTTGATCGCTGATCATAATATAGATGATTATATACTACATCTAGAAAATGATCAGTTGTTTGAAGAATTAACCAAAGACTAAAATGTATTTTCTTCTTATATTATCATTAAAGAGTATTCTTTCCTCTATTATCGGTTCAAGTTTTTATAATTGGTTCAGAACTACAACTTTCGGTATCTGGTTTCAAACTAAATTAAATTCATTCATGGAGTATTTGTCAGATAAATATGATATAGAACTGGCAAAGAAGCAATCAAAGTTTGAAGCTGATTATCCATTAATGATGAAAAGGATAGAAGAAATAGAGAAGAAAGTAAATGAAAAGTCTTAAAGAATTTACAAATTTATCGGAAGATATTAAACCCTATAACATTCTAGTTATAGGACATTCTGCAGCTGGTGTTAGAGACACTAGTAGAGAAACACCATCAACACCAATAATTGATAAAGTAGCAAAGTCATTGGGTATTAAAATGTCTCATGCTGACTTTGTAGGTTTACATATTAATAAAGTTAATGGAGGACATGAGGTTTATTCGTTTCCATTAGATGATGATTTAGAAGTTCAACTACCTGATTCACAAGGTAATGTTAAATATCAAAAACCAATAAAAATAAATCCAGCTGATTGGATAATTATGCCAAGAGGGCTAGGAACACTTGGATTTACAGGTAGTAGAAATTGGTATGATATGATATCAGATTTAGAAGACGAAGGTTATTTTATTTTAAATTCTATTGATTGTTTTGACTTATGTAATAGTAAATACAGAAGTTATTTAAAATTTTTACAGCACGATATAAGAACACCAAAAACAGAAGCTATTGTTCATTCAGAAACTATTGAAGAATCTTTTGAAAGACTAGATACAGACTTTCCAGTAATATTAAAATCATCAACAGGAACACAAACAGGAGTTGGAGTTGTTGTAGTAGAAAGTATGCGTTCATTAAAATCATTAGTTCAAATGATATTATTATACAATAAGTATCTTCCTGTTATAATTCAAGAATATATTAAAATAGATTATGATATAAGAGTTGTAGTTAGTGAAGGTAAAGTAGTCGGGGCCATGAAAAGAAATGTTATGAGTGATGATGTAAGAAGTAATGTATCTTTAGGAGCTACGGCCGAAGCAATAGAACTAACAGATTTAGAAATATCAGAATCAATTCGAATAGCCGAAGAATTCGGAGGTAGAATACTTGGAGTTGATTTATTACCTTCTAACAACAGAGAAAAAGAACCACCATATTGTCTAGAAGTTAACGCTAATCCGGGATTAAATGGTATCGAAGAAGTCTCAGATTCACCCACCAAAAAGATACTAAATTCATATAAAGATAGGACAATTTGGCCGGTTTTGACGCCATAACTCTTATAAATACTATAGCAAACCTAAAAAAAGGAGTAAATATGATAGATTTCATTAAGGCTAGATTAGCCGAAAGAACATCATGGGACGGCATTACAATATGTGGAATGGCACTATTAGTAATTGTCGCAGCACCTGTAGTCAAATTATTGGCTTGGCCAGCTTTAGTTTATGGACTCTGGACTATCTATTCAGAAGAATAGATGATCGTAGAATTAACTGAGGAAGCTATAGTCAAGCTTCAAGAGAAAACTTCAAAAGAAAACAACAGAAACATTCGAATTGGAGTTAAGGGTAGTGGTTGTAATGGTTATTCTTATGAGTTCGATTTTTTAAAAGGCGAACCAGAAGAATTGGATCTAGAAGTAAATTATGGAGCTTTTAGTATCTGGACAAACCGAGAATCAGTAGAGTATCTACATGGTATGCAACTAGACTATCAATATCAGGGTATCAATGAAGGTTTCACTTTTATAAACCCTAACGCCTCAGCCTATTGTGGTTGTGGTGAATCATTCTCAATATAAATTTATTAAAAACTTAAAGAGAGGCACTTTTGTGTCTCTCTTTTTTTATAAATACTAGTATTAATGGAGAATTTATAAGATGGATATATTAGGACTGATCGCAGAGGTCGGTGCACCAATTGCAGGAGCTCTAGTAATGGGGTTCTTTATCTTTCTAGTTCTAAAACAGATTTTAGACGGAGTGATAGATGATATCAAAACATTAACAGGTTTCTGTAAAATGTTAGAAGATAGAGCAAGAGTTGGGAGTAATGAGTTGATTAAGATTGACTTATTAGTAAGTAGTGCATTAGAGTTAACACCACCAATCGATAGAGTAGCAAGAGCTGAAAACTACAGAACAAACGAAAAGGGTATCCCACAGAATGTTAAATTAGATGTGAGGCGAGACTGATGGACGGAATGGACGCGTTAGCACAAGCTATAAGTGATTTTGGATTTCCAATTATATTGGCTTTGGGAATGGGATATTTCATATATTTTGTATGGAAATATATCACAGATAAACTAGAGCCAGAATTAGAGACTATGCATTATGCTCTTATTAAGTGTATAGACGCTAATAGAATGTTAGATAACGATATGATACGCCTTCAACAAAAGGTTAAAGTAGTATTAGAATATCGTGAAAGACAAATGTTATTAGAAGATGCAGAGGAAAAAGAAGCTCTGGCGGAGAAGAAAAAGAAATGAAGAAATTCTGGAATAAATTAATATCAGCTAAATTTCATATTGGTTGGGTATTTTTTACATTTATATGTTTAATGTCTTTATTAATCAGCCTCGCTGTTAGTGGAGATGAAATGGCACACAAATTTAAAAATCCTAGTTTTAGTGGTATAGGCACATCGGCACACTATCTTACTATTGAAAACCAGGAAAAATCAAGGCGAGATGCTATACAGAAAGATATAGAATCAGCCTTATTAGCAGCTCAAAGAGAGGCTGAAAATACTACTATGGCTAAGTTCATGAGGAATTTAGAGAGTAGAATTTATTCTCAACTTTCTAAACAGTTAGTTGAGTCATTATTTAAACAATGTGATCTTACAGTAGACCCTAGTTGTGTAGCAGCTACATTTGGTAGTTTTGCATTAGAAGGTAATACTATTAGTTATACAAAGACCGCTTGTGACACAAGCACAATGACAGGGTGTATAACTGGTGAAGAAGTAATAGTATTAACTATCGTAGCTGAGGATGGAACAGAGACAGTAATAACCATTCCGATCGGGAATGGAACATTCGGGGGCTAGGTGAATCTTAAAATAGGATTAGGTATTATTAGCCTACTGCTAATATCGGGTTGTGCATCCGTAGTAAGTGTTAAAGGTGTGCACGATAAAAACTGTGTTGGATTTGTTGAATGTTCAGAAGAACCAGAAGTTATAGAATTACCAACACACGAAAAATTATTGGGGTTACCACCAGCTGTAGAAAAACCGGTTATAGCAATATACAAGTTTTTAGACAAGACTGGTCAAAGAAAACAAAAAGGTGACGCGGCCATGTTTAGCACGGCAGTAACACAAGGTAGTGAAACAATGTTAATAGATGCATTGAAGACTGCTGGGAACGGAACATGGTTTAGAGTAGTAGAAAGAGTTGGAGTTGATCACTTAACTAGAGAGCGTTCAATAGTAAGATCAACTAGAGAATCATATGGAGAAGAAAAGAAATTAGCTCCATTATTATTCGCAGGAATTATTTTAGAAGGTGGAATTATTGGGTATGATACCAATATTGAAACTGGAGGAAGAGGTGCTAGATATCTTGGCATAGGTGCACAACAAGCCTATAGGAGAGATATCGTAGTAGTTCACTTGAGAGCCGTTAGTGTTCTTACCGGTGAAATTATATTAAATGTACAAACATCAAAGACTATTTTATCGGTCGCACAGGGATTTGATGTTTTTAAATTCGTTGAGATGGATACTCAATTAGTAGAAGTCGAAGACGGAATGACCGAGAATGAGAGTGTAACCAGAAGTGTTCGATCAGCGATCGAAGCTGCTGTTTACGAATTAATACTCCAAGGTGATGAACGAGGATTTTGGACCATTCAATGGCCTGTAACAGAAACTAAAATTAAAGAAGAAGTTTCTGAGGTTTTTGAAGAAGTTGAAATCGTTGTAGTTACTGAGGAAGAGGAAAATAATAACGAGGAAAATAAAAATGAAGAAAATATTGAATAAGGTATTATTCTTTACATTATTCACACCTACATTATTGTTCGCTGCCGCCACAACGGATAACGAAATTAAACTTGATCAAACAGGTGATACTCTTACATTAACGATTGATCAGATTGGTTATGGTAACAAAATCTGTGGAACTATATCTAGTGGTGTTTGTGGAACAGCAATGGTAATTACAGGAACAACTAATACAATTAACATGGATATGATCGGTAATCTTAACCAAATATATGGACCAATGATTCTCGACCAATCTACTTATAGTGTTAATTTGACAGGTAATAGTAATATATGGGATCAAACTATTGGAGCATCAGGTTCAGCCGATGCATCAAACTTGTTAGCAACTTGGACAGGTAGTTCAAATACTATGAACTTAGATTGGGGAGCAGCTCAATCTTCTGAAAGACTAGATTTTGATTTAGATGTTTCAGGTAGTTCTAATGTATTTACAACTGTTATCGAAGTTGACGATGCAAGATATGATGTAGATGTTACAGGTAGTTCTAATGATGTTAATACAAATATGACAGATGGAGCATATCATAAAATTGATTTAGAATTAATTCAATCTAGTGGTAATATTGATATTGTTCAAAGTTCTGGAACTTGTCCTACTGGTATAAGTTCATGTCATAGTGAACTAATAGCAGACTTTGATAGTGAAAATGCAACGATTACAATTAATCAAAAAGATACTGGCGATTAATTTTTGTCTATTTACTACTTTTGTCTATGCAGATGATATAGGCGATATAACTGAACACAATGGGAGTTCAGGTATAGTAAGAGATACAGGTGAGACTTTAGTTGGTGGAATTGGAGAAGATATATTCTTTAAAGATTCTATAGAAACAGCTCAAGGTCGAATGAACATCAAGTTTATTGATGAGACAAACCTGAAGCTCACAGAGCATACAGAAGTAGTGATAGATGAATACTATTTTGATCCAGACCCATCAAAGTCAAAAATGGCTATGAGATTTGTGGCTGGAACAGCTAGATTTACAACGGGAAAGTTGGGTCTAGTGCCAAAAGAAAATATTGTAATCACAACACCAACGGCAACGATTGGTGTAAGGGGTACAAGTTTTACAACTAGTGTTGATGAATTGGGTAGAAGCTTAGTAATTCTTTTACCTGAAACAGAATGTACGATAGACGGAGATTGTAGTCCGTCTGGAGAAATAACAGTTACGAATGAAGGTGGCGTAGTTG